CGGAACACCTGAACCTGAGACACGCAACCGTTGAACAGCGTCTCGTAAGCTCCGCCATCCTTCACGCTCGGGACCGTCATCACTTTCTGGATCGGCTGCGGGATCTGAAGCTCCACGGTCTCGTCGTTCTTGCGGTACGCAAGCAATCTGGCCAGGCTGCCAACCTGCCCCTGGCCAACGATCCACGGATCCGGGAGGGGAAGGATCTCCACTTCGATCCCTTGGCGCTTCGCGATGTTGTTCGCCAGAACCCATTCGAGCAGGGAGTTGAACCCGCCGATGGTCATGGGCTGCGTCATGATGTCGTAGTGCTCATAGTCCATCAGAATCGTGTCCGCCATCCCGGCCACATCGTATCCTGATGCCTGCTGTGTGGCCAGCAGGATCTGGTTGATGTCGTTCAGGATTTCGGTGGTCGTCTTCCTCGACCACAGCGGAGAACCGGCCGCGCCGTTCGAGGCTGCCGTGTAGCCAATCGCCGTGTTGTTGATGAGGCCCGGCTGACCCGCCCAACCCAGGTAGGTCACGCGATCCAGGGCTTTGCCCCAGATCACCCTGACTCCTCGGTCGAGCAGGTCCTGGATGCTGAATGGCATCGGCATTCCGAAGCGCTTGGCGTCGATCAGGCGCTGGAGGTCTAGATGGGTGATGAGCATGGACGCCTGCCAGATGAACGTGCGCCACACGCCCTTGTTGATGTTGGTCTGGACCGTCGGCACGTCGGTGTTCTGAGTTAGCTGTAGGCCATACTGGTTCCCGCCGACGGTGGCATAATCAGAGGCCCAGCGGCTCACGAACTCGGGGAATCCTCCGCCCGTCTTGATGGGAATGTCCCGAGGGTGGGTGACCGACGCCAAGGGCTCGATGAGCCTGACGTCCGGCAACTCAAGCTGAGATTGGAGAAAAGCAAAACCCGCGCCGCTGGCGGCGTCCTTTGCCACACTCCCTGTCCAATTGTGTTTGAACATTTCTGATCCTCCAAACAGTCTCATCAATGATCGAACTCTCTCAACCAACCGGCCGACCAGTCGCTACGCAGACTGCCGCGACAACAGCGTGATCTCGCAGCATCCGTTGCCGTCCACGTACCCGGTGCGGAACACGACTCCGACGAGGGCGACCTGACTCGCGGAACTCGCGGAGACGTATGCTTCGAGTCCGCCGACGGGGCCGGGCGAGTAAATGATGTTGTACGCGGTTCGCAGATACACCGGCTGGTTCCTCTGCGGCGTGCCAGCCCAAACTCTCACGACAACAGAACCTCGCTCCAGAACTTCCATCACCTCTCCGGGCGCGTAGGAGCCGATCGCCAGAGTTCCGGGCACTTGAGGATACCCAAGCATCGTCTTCACCAAGCGGACGGCGATGCCTGAGAAATACGGAGCGCTGAAGGTTATCCCTCCGCTCGGAGAACCCGGAGTGCCTGTCCCGATGATGGCGGCCCTGAGCGACATGTACGTTCCACCCAAGGATGACGTGAGAGGGGCGGGTTGTGTCGGAGCTGAGGGCGTTGCTCCCTGAGCGGTCGTGTCGGGCACCAGATAGACCGCATCTGCGAAGGCGATCGCATCAGCCACGAACGGAGTCAGTTGAGCAGATGCCTGGCCGGCCGCGATCACGCGCTCGCCGGTTCTCGAAACTTGGCCGAGGAATCCGATGTTCAATCCTGTCACCGGGATCACGGCACCGAAGGGGGTCCCGCTACCCGTCTCCGAAATTCCACTCGGGTCATAGAGCAATCGCGCCACATGGCGCTCGAAAGCCCTGTTGTATCCGTGCTTGGCGAAGTGCCGGTCCAGCCAACGGAGCAATGCCAATTTCCCTGAATGGATTGTCAACATGATTTTCTTCTCCTCTTCTGCTCTGCGGGCTCCCGGCCCGCTCGTTCCAAAACCCTACAGTCTGAAGCCTGGCTTACTTCTTTCCCCGGCGGCTGCGCTTCTCCATCTCCGCCCTGTAGATGGCGTCTATGCGCTTGGCTTCCTTCTGCACCGGAGATTCACCCTGCATCGCGGTGTCCTTGCCAAGACTCTGAGCCGCGCTCTCGAAGCTCGCATAGCTGCCTGTGCCATCGCCGGCTTTCTTGCGGGCGGCGTTCAGGGAGTCCAGGGCGGTGTTGAAGGCCGCGATGGTTTTCTTGTCTCCGCATTTGGCGATGAACGGACGAAGACCCTTGAGCAGAACGGCGGCCGTGTCGAACTGAGACTCCGGCACTTGTTTCTTCTCCAGGTCGGGTTCGGGACTCACGATCTCGGCATCATCTTTCCCCTTGCCCTTGTCGTCATCCTTGCCTTTGCCCTCATCGTCATCCTTCCCCTTGTCGTCATCGCCGATGGGCTTCAGCTCCTCTTCGCTCTTGTCGTCCTTGGCCTTGCCCTTGTCGTCGTCTCCGGCGTGCTCCTGCTCGGCCCCTTCCTCGGCCATGAACTGCGAGAAGAGCTTGCCCAGCTCGGCCAAGTCCGCATCTCCGGCGGCTTTCTTCTCGCCTTCCTTTTGCAAAAGAAGATCAAGAGCACCATGCAAGCGCTTTCCTCTGTCGTCCATGGCCCGGCGCTCTGCCTCTTCCTGGACTCCACCCTCGGCGGCATCCTTGGCGTTCTTCTTGTCGTCGTCCTTCCCCTTGTCATCGTCGTCGAAGGCGACGCTCTTGAAGATGTCCACACCGTCGCTCGTGGTGCCGATCTTCACGAAGCGAGGCTCCTTAAGCACGGGCTCTGCCTTGCCAACTTCCTCGATGGCCGTGGCCAACTCTTCCGGCTTCGCGTCCTTCGCGAACGCCTGGAATCCCAATGCGAAGATGCGTTTCAAAAAGTCAGTTTTCACGGGAGTCTCCTTCGTTGGTGCGGCGTCATTGATCCTTGCCTCATCACCAGCCCTGCCCTTCGGGACCAGAGCCACGTGATTTCCGATGATCTTGTGTTGCTCAAGCCGCTCACCATTCTTGGCGAGCCGGTAAGTGTAGCCACAGGAAAGTTCTCTGTCTCCACCCTCGATGGCCCTAATCGCCCCGGCGTCTGTGACGATGATGTCAGCAAGCATCGGCCAGTCGCCAGAGTCCAGAGGTTCTTCACCCTTGCGCACGTTCTGCACATGTCCGACGTGATGCTCTTGTTCGTTCTCGGGATCAAGGTTGGTGTCAGGATGAGTGAGAGTGAAAGTTTTTCCTTCGAAGCTGGCGAGAGTGGCTGGAGAGAAAACCTCCTGGGGATCGCGCCAGAGATCGATTCGTTCATCCCTGGAGCGGCCCTGAAAATAAGAATCCCAGAGCTTCCAGTTCTCGCTGATCTCTCCACTGTCAGTGGACTTCTTCGGCTCGATCTCTCCGACCGTGTAACCTTGGAATCCGGTGCGTCCAATGATGGCGTTCTTGCAGATGAGGTATCCCTCTGGAGTGCGAGCGATGTTCTCGCTGAGGTGCTCGCCGAGATAACGCACGGCATCGAGGGCGACAGGCATCTCACTTCTTGCTCCCAGGCACTTCTGTTCCTTCCGTCACAGGCCACTGGATGCCCGTGGCGTTGTGGACCGGATACTGACCCACGATGGCGTCTATGCCGCACTTGCCAGCATCACAATCCTTTGCCTTGCGAGCCGTAGCATAAGCAATCGCGGCCGCCTGCTTGGGATCGTGCCCGTGCCTGATCTCAGTCGCGATGTTCTGGCTGATCGTTTCCTGCGAACTGCCTTGCTTTAGTGGCATGAATCAAAACCTTCGACGTTCTACGTGGAACCTAGACCTTGCCGACCACCCAGTACTGCGCTCCGACGCTGACACGGGCCGCAGCCACCGTGGTGGCGCATGAACCGCCCAAGACGACCTCAGTTGCGCTCACTAGGCTCGATATGGTGGCCATGAGATCGATGCCGCCCGCGCCCGCTCCCGCAACTCTCACCACGCTTCCCACGTCGTCGGCGGTGAACGCGGCGCTCGCGGATTTCAGATGCGTCTGAGCGGCGGTGGAGCTCATCACGCCGTCGTAAACGTAGCGGCCTGCCCATCGCAGAGTGACCGCGCTTCCGTTCTGAGTGGTGGACGGAGCGTTCCAAAGCTGAAAATTGCCTCCATTCGGCCAAGCGACCTGCCATTCGTCTATCGGGACGTTGTCGCCCGCCGGGTCAGGAGCAGCCCAGACGTTGACGGGAACTCCGGCACCGACCACCTTGATCGTGAACGTCTTTCCGACGGGAACGCCGGGGCCCGTGGGCAGAGTGACGACCTGATCGGAGAGCCCGCAACACAAGATCGTCTCGTCCGCGATGGTGGCGACGTACGGGTTCGCCGCGGTCTTCACGACCGCGCGCGTCACCTCTGACAACGGAAGGTATTGAGGAGTGGCTGATTCGCCGGGAACCTGACAGAGAACCTGGGTAGGTGATGGGTCCATTCGTTCCTCCAACGTATCTACCATACACCGCTTTTGGACGATGCAAGCGCAAAGGCGACGCCGCAATTCACAATCTTTAGAATTTGTATTTGACTTGTGTGGTATATTGTCTCAGATGAATAACCAACCTGATTCGATCCGCCCGAAACCACCAAAACCAATCATGATCCCACACCGCATCAGCCTGAGCGAGCGGTCGATGCAGCACTTCCGCTTGAGCATCGAAGCGCAGACGATCATCATAACGTTAGCAAAGAAGCTCGGCGTGGGAAGAACTCACGTTTTGGAACTCGCCGTGAGGGATATGGCCAAGAGAGAGGAAATCAAATTCTGAAATCACAAAGGAGACTTAACATGAAGAACAAATCTAAAGTGATGAGAGATGCAGCAGTTGATGAGACACCCGAAAAGCAAGTGATCGCCGCGCTAGACAGGCAACAAAACGCGCTCGAAGGCGCTCAGGAGGTCTTGGGCTGTTTAGAAGAGCGTCTAAGCCCGATCCTTCGGAATAAAGAAAGCACCGAGGGAAAAAGCCCAGAGCCGCAGTTTGTTCCTCTAGCTAATCGCATCGAGGATCATAATTTCATGATCGTCAGACTGGCGAACGCGATCCTGGACATCCGCGACCGCCTGGAAATCTAAACGGTCAGCGCCCTGAATCTCGCCAGAGTCATCGACCGGATACGGCCCTGCCTGTAGACTCTGCATGGCCAATCTAGTGATTCAATCCTGAGGATGGGATAACTGTCACATCGGCAGTTCGGACAGTTGCCTGCATGATAGTGACCGAGCTTCGATGGGATGCGCGCCAAACTCTCAGGCGCCGGAGGATCAATCCAGAACACGATCACGCCCTGCATGAGCATGTGCGATTCTCTCACCCTGGCATCCCGGCTGGTCTCCCACACATAGGCGGGAATCCCCAAGTCCTCGCTTCGCGCCTGGGTCAGCGCCGTGGCCGCCTTCGATGTCTCGGTCCTGGCGATGAGCTTGGCCCGCGTCTTTGTCAACTCCGGCACGCGCTGCCGAATCTCATTGGCGATGGCTTCAGGCCGCAACCCCTCGCGCTCCATGCGGGCGATCTCACCGTTCACTGACTCCCGCACATCAAAAGGGATGGACGAGATCAGTTGAGCGTTCTCTCGCACGATCTCGTCAACGCGCACTCCAACCCTCGTGCCCATTTCCCTCCGCAGAGCGTTGTAGATTTCCCTTCCGCGGCTCCCGATGCGTGCCGCCTCGCGCCAAGAGCGAGCGTTGCTGACCATTAGCTGCGTCGCCATCCGCGAGGCGATGTACGTGGCCGCATCCTCGAACAAGCGGGACACGTTCCCGAAATTGACCAGCGCCTCGGTGATCTCCCCGAGCGTGGCCGAGTCAGGCAGAGTGAAGTATTTTTGCAGGAGTTGGTCGATCAGGCTTCGGTACTCGTTCTCGATCCGTTGTCGCGGGGTCCAATCCTTCGGCTCCATGCCGATTAGCTTAACACATCTGATGCAGTGTTATCATTCATAGACTCACGTGCATCTTCACGCCTTTCTAAATACCATTTCTCGTGGCCGGAAATCCAGTCTTCTACGGTGCTCCTGCTTTTCGGAGAAAGTTCCTCGTAGCCGCCCATGAAATCCATTTTGGAAGTATCAGGTTCGCTCATAAAGCAACAGATTTTTGGCTTTTCTGAAATCCCTCGGTATTCGATGTCAACTTTGTAGTGCAAGGACTGGCCAATGAAGAAGGCCTGAACGCCGTAATCCAATCCAGGTTTCCCGTTCACCACATGCTGCCAAGAATAGAAGTTGGTTCGATCCAACTTAAGACTTCCGACTTCGATTGATCGAATCCAGTTGAGGGCCTGAATTTGTAGAGGGTTGCCAGTTTCAGCAGAACCCCTTGATTGAAAGTCCTTAATAATTTGTGTGAACATTCTCCAATTCGCATCCCTGAGAGGGCAGTGCTCACTTTTAAAATCAACGAAGTTATCCAGATTCTGCCAGTCATAGTCTCCATCCTGCTTGTAGACTGCCGCAGAATGCCCTATCTCCAAACTAATGAATGGCGAAGACCCGTCATCGACGTGAATGCCCTCCAACTCTACGTGAGTCAGGGCAGGATTCCAAATGGCAAATGCTAGGCGACAACGTAGCTTGGTGAATTTCATGCTCTCATCCTTGTGCTCAACACGGGAGTTCGAATACAGCCGATTGTCAGCCGAGCCAAAACTCAGTGCTATGGCGTTTGAGTTTTTGAAGAATTGATCGTGAAACTCCTTTCGGCTTATCTGCGAACTGCCCGGCACAACCGATGCGATGGACGAAAATCCTGGGATACACGAGATAGAACCCAACATTGATGCGAAGAAATTGCGGCGTTTCATTTCATCCTCTCCTCAAGTTACTCAGATTTGGCGCGCACTGCTGCTGACGCTACTTCACTCAGGAATTTCAAACACAGGATCGCCAGGATCATAGAGCTTAGTGAGCCGTTCTCTCACACAGAAAGCCATAAGAGCACGGGCGCATTTGCGAGCGCGAAGCTGGCGATAATCAGCCGTCCCCTGGATAAGATAGTTTCTTAGTTTGATGGCTGCCACATCGTCTTCAGATTCCGGCATGCCGGTAGCCAAAACGTTTGCGAACGAGTTGAGCCTAGGGTGATCTTGACTATAGAATGCTCTCGCAACTGAACCTAGCGTCTGTTGGCACTTCACGTGAACCGGGAACTGATGCGGTCTTGAGAACGTTTCCAAAGCAAAAGTGATTGCCGAGTCATGTTTCTTAGCCCATTCAAGAACTGCCGGAATCGAAAAGCTAAGAACACGACCAGTAAAGGCGGCGACATGCATCCCCCTAGCGACAATTCCGTACCATTTACGATATTCAGAATTGCCATTAAGCCTACCCATAAACCAGGCAGTGTCGGCAAAGTTCCTCCTCGCTCCAATGTCGATGCCTTCATTGTGAAAGCGCGGAACGCCATAAGTGACCAGCATTTGAATTGAAACTCCGGCCAAGATTATGGCGCTTAGCCGTTGCTGACCGTCCAAAAGATTGTTGTCTTCATCGAAGGCAATGCCCTGATGCGTGACTCTCCATCTACCTTCTTTCATGTCGCTGGCGTATAACCTGACCAGGGATTCTCTGATTGGCCTGTTGAGTACGTTCACGCTTAAAAACTCCATGGCCATCTTTGGACTCACAGTTACAAGTTTAGTTTGCATTGTCGCTGCTCCCTCTTAATTTTCTCTTTGGCCTTCCCCCCTTCTTAGCGTTCTCACGGACCGCACGTAACTTTGCTTCACTCTTTGATTTCCCACCCCTGCGACCCAAGGCAACCGCGTGAGGATTTTTAGCCATGACGCGAATATATCCAAAGCGCTTTGGAATGTCAAGAGTAAAGTTTCAGCGATTCTAATTTATCTCGTGCGGAGTCCGATTGGTAAGCTTCACGAAGTTCCGTGGAGTATTCCTTGTTCAGCGCCGCGCGCCAGCACGCTATGCACAGGTCGTGGTCTTTGTCCGCCGCCACCTTGCGCCTGTGCCCCAGACGCCCGAGCCAGAAGATCGCCCGGTGCTTCCCGCACTTACGGCACATGCGGCGCTTGGGCATGTGCGTTCAATCTCGCGTCTCAACAGTGTCGGTCTTCGATGGTTCCGAATCCATCGCTCCTTGCGCCAGCTTCCTCTCCTCGCGCTGCGGGTTGACCCGGCTAAACTCCCCCTCCATGCCTTCTCCCGGCAGCTCCGGCTCCTCTTCTGCCTTGTCGATCTGCTCGTCCGTGATGTTGGTGAACACGCCCGTCTTGTCGGATAGCTCGCGAAGCTCCTTGAGAGTCGTCTTGCGACCCGTGATGCCAGCGTTGTATGAGGCGATGATGGGAGCTGACGCCTTGGTCGTCATCTCCGACTTGTCCTCCTCGGTCAACACGCGCACAGACGGAAACTTGAAGTCCAGGTCGTCCGGCACTTCCCCCAGCACGCTCATGCAGATCACGGGATAGAGCTTGGTGAGCTGCGGCTTCAGCTTGTCCTGCTGCTCGTGCGCGATTTTCTCCTCGTAGATGCGCTCGTCGGCATCGTTCGACTGCTCGAGGCCCGTGATCGTGCGCCCGAACAACCGCGTGACCGGAATCTCCGCTGCTCCTGCCACATCCATCTGAAACTGAGCGTAAACTTCGGCCAGACCACTGAACGTGAACTGATGGCTCTGAAGTTCGCCGTCCTCTCCCAGAATGAGCATGGATTGGTTCGACAGGAGCTGGTTCTGAGCGTTCATGCGCGCCTCGAACATCTGGAGCGCCTTTTGGCTCATGCCTACGCCCGACAAAAGTTGGGCTAGTTCCTTGTTGCGCTGAGCAAGAATCTGAGCTCGAAAAAGAAGTTGCAGGATCGACCACGAGGCGTTGTCCCGCTTGCGCAGTTCCTCGTACACAATCTCAAGAACGGAGATGCCCCAGTACAGTTGCGCTTGGTTCTCGGGTTTCGGAACTTCCGGTCCGGTGAATCTGAGGATGCGGCTCGTGTGAACGTCATACGTGACCGATCCGCCCGGCGGAGTAACTTCATACATTTCAGGCAATCCCCATTCGAGCGGACGCTCGATGTCCTGAGCAACGTTCCCCTTCGGCCAGATTCCGCTCCACCTGTCAAAGGGAATCAAGCCCAGATAACTTCCCGGATTCACCTCGTCCAAGTCCAGGGGCTCCGCCAGCTTACTCTCATGCCCCTTGACGAGAATCAGCGCACCTGCACCGCCGTACAGTCTAGACCATTTGATAGCTTGGTTGATCTTCAGCGGCGTGAACGTCCGCTCTACCACGCGATCAAACTTCTGTATGTCATCAGGGGGGAGCTGGGAAGTGAGATGGCACCACGACTTGGTCATGTCGTCAGAAGGAAGATCGACGATGCGCCGCGAGATCCAATGGTTTCGGTACAGGGTCAGCATGAGCCAGTAATCGTTGCTCAGCCTGACCATCTCGTATTCTGTGCCCTCGGCAAGCGACGGCGTGCCATAGCCCATCCTGGCCGCGAGGTTGCGGAAGTAATCGAAGCCAACGGACAGGCCGTCCCTGGAATCAAGAGATTGAACGATGGCTGGAGATTTCTTGGAGGGAGTTTGCTTCTTGTGCTTCTTGGCTTTCGGCATGTCAACGCCTCACATCAGCCGCCAGACCGGAATCTTGGTGGCACAGAAATATCTGGCCGCGTCACAATTGCTAACAAGGATGCCATTCGCATAATAGCACCCATGCTCCGTTCTCAGTGCAAAGACACTTGCTCTGCCAGCATCTTTAACGGCACTTTGGACAATTGAGGATTCTTTGATATTTATTAGCGAGGAAAGTCTCGCTGCATGTCGCGCAAATCTTGGGAACATCGTCCACGCCCGATTTACGCCTGGCAGCCGACTTGCACTTGTTAGAGCAGAATTTAGCGCATTCGCCGCGCTGTTTCGAAAGAAAATGCGCACCGCAGTTCTGACAGATGAATCCAACAGCCTTGCGTTTTTGCATCGCTTCTTTCCCATGATCTCGATGCCAGTCCAATCCTTCTGGTGATGCGTGCCATGCTTTAGCCAGTGGCCGTATTCTGGCAAGGTGCTCGAAATCATGAGATGCTTTCTTTCCAGAAAGCGAATCATGAATAGGCCCGGGCAACAATTCCAGATTGGTGATGTCATTGTTTCCGGTATCATCATCCGCGTGATGAACATCATAGCCTTTTGGAATAGCACCATGATATTTTTTCCACACTTCCCGGTGAAGGCTCTCCACTCTCTTACGACCATGAACCTGGCTCGGCCTGAAATAATTGCGGCTAGACCAGTCTTTAGCTTCTGGATAGCGCCTGAAAATGATACCGTTGAATGTTCTGGATTCCACTCGCATACTTGCTCATTATATCTCGTGGCATCAATCCTTGTCCAGCCTTTTCTCGTAGCGATTGGATGATTCGGCAGTCCTCGCAAGCGATGCCACTCGACAATCTGCTGGTCGGGAATTTCTCGGACTGTAAGGACTTTACACTGACCGAGGGGAGTAAGGACACGATCTCCGGCACGGAACTCTTCAATATTTCTTTCGCCATCAGGAGTCATGATTTTCGTTCCTGCTATAAAACATCCATGATCGCCAGATTTAATTGGCTCCTCGATCCCGCGCAGCGCCCTCTTAGGGTCCCAGGCGTATGTTTGGAACTCGGCGATCGTCGCCTTGCAGTTGTCACGGTGAAACCTTATCACACCTTTGGCCAGCGCGGTGGAAGTTTTTGAAATGCCAGACTGAACGTCGTTCACGGCATCCGTCACCCACCAGCCTCGGTTCGTCAGCTCCTGCTTGAAGCTGGCCGCGCTGGGATCGACCACGATCTGAGGAGATTGGTCATGCTCCGTGAACTCGTACAAGTCGTCGGCAAGCTCAGAATCCGTCTTCTGTTTCATCTCTTTGGCGGAATCCCAACGTTTTTCATTGTAGCACCAGGCCGTCACTCCATCATCGCGCCAATCCAGAAACACGTTCGGGTTCACCGTTCCGTAATCGACCGAGATAACGCGCTCACGAGTCTGTCCGCCCCACATCAAGCCGACAGGCAAGTCTTTGTCCGTGAACGTGCTCTCGTCTTTCCACGCGTCTCTGTAGATCACGCCCTCGGCCATCACCCACAAGCCCTTGATGTAGCGCTGATAGAAAAGCCCAGTGTACAGAAGCTCCTGAGATTTTTTGTACTCTTCCGTGAGATTCGGATTATCGTCCATCGTGCAATGCATCGAGTACAGCAGCCCGGCGTCCGTCAGCTTCTGGTTGTCCAGGATCTCTGTCCTCAGAGGATGAAGAGGCGTGTCAGCGTTGGTGCTGCCGTAGAGCCGCGCCCCCTCCGGCGACATGCGCGTGATGAGCATTTGAAGGAATTCGAAGGGCATCAGCGAGAGCTCGTCGCAGACCACGTAACCAACGGTCAACCCGCGGATGAACTTCTCCGAGCCCTCGTCCTTCGCTCCCATCACCGTCCATGTCGAGCGGTCGATTCTCAGCAGCCCGGATTGATGGTTGTAAGAGTACCTGTGGGGACCGATCAAAGAGAACAGATCGTTGAGCACATTCT